CTGCTATAGCTTGCGCCAACATCCAAAGGAAAAACCAATGACCAAAGATCAACGCGGGTGTCCGCTGATAATCAAGGGGGTCAACGGTGACGAGGGCATCGTCGACGCTGTCGTCTCTGTGTTTAACAACGTCGACGTCGTCGGCGACCGCATCCTGCCGGGCGCGTTTGCCAAGTCCATCGAGCGCAAGGCGCCGAAAATTGTCTGGATGCACGACTGGGGCCTGCCGGTCGGCAAAACTATCGAAGCCCGCGAACTCAGCCCCGGCGATGCAGACCTGCCATACGAGATCGCAACACTCGGGGGCCTGCGCCTAAAAATGCAGTTCAACCTTGAGACGCAACGTGGCCGCGAGGCCTTCTCGGATATCAAGGCCGGCATCATCGACGAGTTCTCCATCGGTTTCTCAATCAACAAAGAACGCAATAACGCGGGTATCCGTGAGATCGAAGAGGTGACCCTCTATGAAGCCTCGCCGGTACTTTACGGGGCCAACCCAGAAACGCGGCTCATCAGTGCAAAGTCTGGACTCAACGACCATATCGAGGCCATCGGGGAAGAGGTCACGGCTATGGTTACGAGGGTGAAAGAACGCGCTGCCATCCGTGAGAAGGAAGGCCGGACCCTGTCGGGTAAAAACATCGAGACGCTGCGAGGCGTGGCGGATGCATTGCAGAGCGCATCTGAGACGATCTCGTCGCTGCTCGACGCGGCCAGCCCACGTAAAGACATCGAAAAGGCAATGATCGAACGCGAACGACTCCGCGAATCATTACGAATCCAAGGACTAATCCAATGACCATCCAAACCATCAACGACGTCATCGTTGCTAAGGGTGCGGACCTCGACACGCTGTTGTCGAAGGCCGACCCGACGATGGACGACGTGCAGGCCATCAAGGCCATCGGCGAGGAGCTGCAGACCCTCAAGTCGCAACTGAGCGACCTCGAGGCCGTCGAGGCTCTCCGCAAGTCGCACAATGCGACGAAGACAACCACACAACCAGTAGCAACGAACGACGTCAAGGTATCCGTCAAGGGTCACCGCGCCGAATCGCTGCCAGCTGAGAAGAAGGCCCAGTTCATCGCTGGCCGTTTTATTCAGGCCACGATGAAGGGCAGCGACGCTGCCAAGCAGGACCTGACGGATCTTGGCGTTGAGTACAAGACGCACGTCGAGAGCATCGATAGCGTGGGCGGTATCCTCGTTCCTCAAGAGGTATCGACGTACATCATCGACCTCAAGGAGCAGTACGGCGCATTCCGTCGCAACGTTCGCGTCGAGAACATGACCAGCGACACCAAGCTGGTGTATCGCATGGGCGATGACATCACCGCCTACTGGGGATCTGAGACCGGCACGCTGTCGCCGAGCGACATGACGTTTAACGGTGTAAACCTGAACGCCAAGAAGTTGTACGCTATGGCTGTCGTCTCCGACGAGCTGAACGCCGACGCGTCGATCGATCTTGGCGCTCGCTTCGCCGTTTCGGTGGCTCGCCAGTTCGCCAAGAAGGAAGACGAAGCCGGCTTTAACGGTGACGGAACGTCGACGTATGGCGGCATCACCGGCGTACGTACTGCGCTGACGAACCTCGACGGCACGGTCGCCAATATCGCCGGCCTGCAGGTCGGCTCTGGCAACCTGTACAGTGAGATCGTCCTCGCGGACTTCATCGCTACCAAGGGCAAGCTGCCCGGATACGCCCGCGCCAACGCACGGTGGTATTTCAACAAGGCCGCCTTTGCCGCTACGGCTGAGAGCCTGACGTTGGCTGCCGGCGGTGTTCTCGCTTCCGAGATCATCAACGGTTACACGCTGGATCGCTTCCTCGGCTTCCCTGTCGAACTGGTCGACGTGATGCCGGGCGTCGAGGCTAACTCGCAAGTATTTGCGCTGTTCGGTGATCTGTCGCTGGCCGCCACGATGGGCGACCGTCAGGCGGTAGGCATCCGCGCGGATCTGTCGGCTGGATTCACGACCGACACTATCTACATCAAGGCTACCGAGCGCGTGGACATCGTCGTCCATGACGTGGGCAACGCCTCCGGCACTGCAGCTAACCGGGTCGCCGGCCCGATCGTTGGACTTATCACGGCTGCAAGCTAAGAAAGGACCGCAACCATGAACTACCTCCAGCAATGCAAAGTCGTCAACGTAACGCCTCCGGGCGCTATCGTTGACAACGCATCGTTCACGACGACGACCATCGACACGGCTGGTTACGACGCCGTGGCCATCTACTTCGCCCTCGGAGCTACCGACATCGCCATGACGGCGCTGAAGGTGCAAGAGTCGGACGACTCCGGCATGTCCGGCGCTGCCGACATCACGGGCCTTGTCTATGGCACGTCGACGGATCCCGACACGGCAGCAACCTCGACGCTGCCATCGGCAACGGACGACGACAAGGTCTTCGGATTTTACATCGACCTGAAAGGCCGAAAGCGTTACCTCGACGTAACGGCTACGGCTGGCAATGGCTCGCTCGGTACTTACGGCGCATGTATCGCCGTGCTGTACAAGGCCGAGCAGGTTCCCGTCACGGCCACCGGCCGCGGCTTGGGCGCCAATCTTCTCGCGTAACACGTGTGTTACCTACGGGGCCTGCGGGCCTCGTGGGGAGCAGACGCTCAACCAATCAGGAGAACATCATGGCCATAACAGGCTTCACAGGTCAGGCGCTCAACACGATGCAAACCATCGAGAACGCCTCGACCGTTCAGACTATTACACCGCCGGCGGGTACGGACTTCGTGATCCTCGAGGCGCACCAACACCCGATCCGCGTACGGCTTGACGGTGTAAATCCTACAACGACCGTCGGGTTCCTCGTTGCCAAAGACACCCCGGTAAAAATCGACATCGGCCAAGAGGTGACGCTTAAACTGATCGCTACGTCCGACGGTCCAGCTGTCTACTGGCAAGCCTTCAAAACCAAACGGGATAACGACGTATGATCGAGCAATTATTTCCCGGCGGTGCTGGCGGTGGCACTGTGGACAGCATCCAAGCCGGAACGGGTATCAGCGTAGACGCAACAGATGCCGCCAACCCCATCGTATCCTCAACGGTGGTCGACACGAACGACGCAGCGAAGGTATCAGCCAACGACACAACGGCCGGCTATCTCAACGGCAAGCTGGTGGCGGGGTCGAACATTACGCTCACAGAGAACAACGACGGCAGCAATGAGACGTTAACGATCGACGCGGCAGCAGGAGGCCTGACTGCGTTCGTGGAGTCGCAGAACACGGCATCACCAAATAACTTTGTTAACGCTTCACGGTTATTAGTTGATGCCGCAAGTGCCGACGCGGACGCGGTTTTGCAGCCAAAAGGTAACGGAGCTCTATTGGCGCAATTGCCAGACAACACGGCAAGCGGTGGGGCAAAACGCGGGAACCGTTCTGTTGATTTACAATTGCAGCGAAACTTCTCTTATCAAGTAGTTTCTGGTGCAAACTCTTTCGCAGCGGGCCAAGGCAATAGCGTAACCAATTCTTGGAGTTATGCGTCTGGCCTTAACAACACAGTCACAGGCAGTCGCGCGTTTGCTCACGGCGAGTCTAATAATGTAAGCGGATACCAAAGCTGGGCCTTTGGCGCTTCCAATCAAGTTCAAGGATGGTATTCTTTAGCCGTTGGCGAAGCCAACCAGATAGGATCTTTTGCAAGAAATTCTTTGGCAATTGGCAATTTTGCAAATCTGACGTCATTCGGACAGATAGCTCATTGTGTAGGGCAAACACAATCGAGTAAATACTTAGCGGAGACAACCACGAGCGGCGCGGTAACGGCTCAGCTCTTAGTGGGTGGGTTTAGTAAAGCATCCGGCGGAGCAATGGTTTTACCTAATTACCGGGCCTGTGCGTATACTGTTTTTGTTACCGCATGGGACATAAATATCAATAATCGCTACGGAGCTTGGAAAATAGAAGGTGCAATACAACAACACGCCGGAACCGTCACACTATTAGGAACGCCAACGGTTACTCAATTAGGCAATACCTTTGCTGGTGGTAGCGTGGCGGCTGTCGCCGATAACACGTACAAAGCACTTGATATACAAGTTACAGGCGTTGCGGGCGTTTCGATTGCCTGGAACGCATGTATTGAAATTGTTAGTTATAAATGGTAAATAAGATATTAAAGGAAAAAAAATTGCAAACAAATATACAACCAACCTTATTCTACAAGCCAGCAGTCAAAGCAAAGCTGGATTACGTAGCTGTTCAAATCACAGAAGAAAACTGGGGCCGTATTCGCGTTTTGTTTTTAGACGACGAAGATCGCGCCATTGCTGCTGAAGATGTCCCCATGACTTTGGAGGAATCGGAAAGCTGGGCTGGGGACGACACCTACGTGCTTGCTCTGGCACTGCAAAAACTGGGCATTTCAAAATGACCAACATCGACACACTCCAGATCGGCAGCGCGGCGACAAGCGTCGCAGCCGTGACGGCTTCTATCGTAACGCCTCACCCGCTGCAGATCGTCAGCTGGTCGGTGGCTATCATCGCGGCTTTGTACTCGATATATCGCGGCGTCCGTGCCGACTATTTACAAGAGCGCAAGGACGACGAACGTGCCGCTTGACTACACACAACAGCCGGTGATCGACCGAGTCCCGACGGAGTACGAGTGGCGCAAGATCCGCCGCGAGCTGGAGCTTGTCGAGGAGTACCATCCGGAGAGAGGTGCCGAGTTCCTGCCCGTGACGTATCGCTGGCAAGAGCCAACCTTTGGTGATCGTGTGGGGAAGATTTACAAGACCGTAAAACTTGCGGTGCGTCTTGTGCCGTACTTTGTTCAAATCATTATAGGTTCCAAGATGATCAAGAACTGGAAAACGACGGTGACCGGTATCGTCGGCGCTGTGGCCCTCGTTGCCAATAGCATCTTTGGCGTGGTTGTTCCTCAGGAAGCAATTATCGCGACGGTCATGTTCGTGATCGGTTTGTTTGCTGCTGACGGAAAGAAAACCGAAGCCGGAGAGTAATCTGTGAGCATGCGCCCACGGATAACCCCCGAGGAATACGAGGCGGTTCTGGCAATGCGCCAGAGCCGCCAGACGACGGCGGCGCATGACGACGCCCCAAAGCGTGGCCCGAGAGATGCGAGCCGAGGCGGTCATGTGGCGACCGCTTACAAGGCTCCGTCCGGTGGCCCCTTCGGCTCTGGCGATGTCGCGCCGTCATCATCTGGCGGGCCGTTCGAGGCTGCCTACGACGAACGCGCCGAGGCGACGGTGATACATGCGAAGAACCTCGGAATCATCAACGACCTCCACGTACCGATTCATGACACGCAAGCGTGCAACCTTGCCATCTCGCATTTGAAAGACGCGGGCATCGACACGCTGGTCATCAACGGCGATTTCGTAGACATGTACTCACTCACACGCCACGGGCGAGACTCGCGGAAGTACGGCCTTCAGTATGAGCTGGCCACGGCACGCCGTGAGCTGGTGGGACTTCGTAAGTTCCTCGGCGAAAACGTCAAGATCTATTACGTCGAAGGTAATCACGAGAACTGGTGGAAACGTTACATGCGCAACGTAGCCCGTGAGCTGGACGAATACCAAGGCCTCGACGATACGCTGATGCTGCGGGCGCTGGGGATCGAGTGGGTTGATCATGGCATGGGTCTCCGTGCTGGCAAGCTGCGCATCATCCACGGCCACGAGATCAGTGGCTCGGGCATCTACGTCGCCAAGCGGAAGCTCAACAAGGCCAAGACGAACATCATCTTCGGCCACCATCACACCAGCCAAGAGTGGACCGAGACGAACCTCGACGGCCACGAGATCGGCAGCTGGGCGATCGGCTGCCTATGCCAGCGGACGCCGGAGTGGAATCGCTTCAGCGGATACACCCTCGGTTTCGCCCGTGTGGAGTTCTCCGGCGGTGGCGACTTCGAAGTCCACAACAAACGAATCATCGACGGAGTAATTAGGTGACGCAATGGCTCGAACGATTAATAGCAAAAGTCCAAGGGCTGATCTGGGCGCTGGGGCAAGCGAAGCAAAAACTCGAGCGCAGGATTCCACGGTGGCCCAAGCTGTGACGACACAGCCGCACGATCTGGCGTTTTCGTGGATGGCAATCGCCAACGACGAGATCGGCGTCAAGGAAGTACCCGGCCTGCGCCACAACCCGCGAATCGTCGAGTACCACCAGACGACGACGCTCAACGCTACGACCGATGAAGTACCGTGGTGTTCGTCATTCGTCAACTGGGTAATGATGCAGGCCGGCTACACTGGCACGCGATCGGCTGCGGCTCGGTCGTGGGCCAACTGGGGCATCGGCCTCGTCGACCCCGTCCCCGGCTGTATCGTCGTGATGACACGCGGCGAAGGCGGTCACGTAGGTTTCTACGTCCGCCACGATGCAGACTATCTGTGGCTGCTCGGTGGTAATCAAAACAACGAAGTAAAAATTTCGATGTTCGACATGCGACGCCGTCGCCTCCTCGGTTACGTCCTGCCTAAACACATGAACGACCACGACCGCGGGCTGTATGAAATGCACACACGTATCGGAGGGGTTATCTGATGGCCATCACCACCGCCGCGGCGCTGCGGACAAACTACCTATCTATCCCCGACGGCTCGCAAGACGCGATCCTGACGGCGCTCATCGGTCAAGCGCAGAGGATGATGCAATCGATTTGCATGCAGCCGCTGGAGCAGACGACGATCGAGGAGACCTTCGAGGGCAACGGGGGCTACTACGTCACGCTGCCCTATACAGTCCCCGTGACTATCACGACCTTGCAGTCGCGTATTCTCCCCTCGGATGGCTGGACCACCGTGTCCGGGGCTGTCGTCTTCTCGTCGGACAAGCTCCAGAAGCTTTATTATGGCGATGGACTGACGAACAGATTTTACAAGGCCAGCCTCTCCGTTGGCTATCCGACTGGCTCGATGCCCGCCGATCTGGTGAACATTTGCAGTGAGATAACCCTCGAGCTGTTTGCGAATACCGACTTCGGCGGCGGCGAGAACCGCTTCGGGTTGGCGCAGCTGTCGGAGACGCAGGGGGGCATCGTGCAGACGACGGTATACAAAGACCTCATCCAACGCCACCGCGCCAAGCTGCGCCCGTACATGTTGAGGCTCTGGTGACCATCGCCGAATATTTGAAGCAACTATCGGCCAAGCTGCCGGGGCTGATCCAGTCGCGCAAGGCGCAGATCGTCGAGGAAATCGGCGCGCTCATCAGTGCCGACCACATGATCAACGCCGCAAACCGGTCGTGGCTATTGCTGCAATCCGGACGGGCGACGAAGTACACACCGCGGACCGATAACGACCCGCGCCTATATGTGAACTCCGGGCGCCTGCTCAAGGCCGCCAGCATCCCGAATGCCAACGGCAACGTCTCCGAGGTAAGATACCAAGGCGGCAAGTTTGTGATCACCGTGGGCGTCGACCTCGAAGTCATCCCCTACGCTAGGATCCATGAGTTCGGCGGCTATGCAGGGCGCAACGGTAGCGTCTACCTGAAGCCGCGCCCGTATCTTGGCCCAGCGCTCGAGCAGTACTCCGCGCCGAACTCTCCGTTTACGGATTTGATCGAGGAAGTTATTGACGATTTACAAAGGGCTGTCCAATGAGTACACGCGCCGTCCACGTTCTGAACACGCTCCGCAACAAGCTAGACGACGAGGGTACGTTCAACGTCGTCAAGGTCTACGAGACCGAGAAGTACCGAGACGCGAACAAGATCCGGGTGTACGTCAACGTCATCAGCGACGACAAGACGAACGTCGGATCTGAGACGGCCACGCTGATCGACAAGGGCGCGGTCACCTGCGGGATCTACGCCGATTGGATAATACCAAAGGACACGACGAAAGCCGGCACGGGTGCGAGTTCCTACGGCGACGCCGTCGAGAAGATCGAGGCCGCCATCGCCGAGCTGAACGAGCAGATCAGGTACGACGGCATCGCCGCGACGACGTCACGGTTCCGGACGACGATTTACAACATCGAGGCGCTGCGGGTCTCTGGCTTTGTCGATGATCTGGAGCAAGAGGGTCGCCTGTACTACGAAGTACGCGTCCACTATGTATCGGAGGCCTTGTGAGGATCTCAGAGCTGATCGGTCACCTGCACAACATCCGCCGCGAATACGGCGACCTCGAGGTGCGCGTCGATGCGGATCTCTTCCGCGACACCGCCCCGCGTGACATCACCAGCCTGTCGGTGGCGGCGTTCTACGTCAAGCCTGTCGCCGACGTCATGATCGGCCAGTACCCAAGCGAAGGCGTCCACCGCGTCGTGATGTACATCGGCAATGAACCGAAGCTGAAATTGTGAGCAATACGGGGGAAATGATGACTGAAAAAACGAACGCACCAGATGCGACCTCACCACAGGCGACCGCGGCCACACCGTGGATCAACCTGTCCATCTGCATCATCGCCAGACCTGACGATGCCGGCTGGATGCCGGAGCTGATGAAATCTATCCCAGCAGGTGTGGAGATCTGCGTTCTGTGGAACAAGCCGGGCGAATGCGAGGAGTACGACGACGAGGGCGTGAGCAACCTACCCAACGGGACGACCATCCGATACCATCGGTGGACGTGGACGGGAGCGTTCTCATTCTCCGAGGCGCGTAACCTTTGCATTAGCTCTGCAAGCCGCGGGTGGATTATGTGGCTCGATGCCGACGACCGGCTCTTGCCACACCAGCACGCCATCCTTGCGAACCTCGACGATACCTACGGCCCCGGCATCGGCGGTCTGTTGTGCGGCGTGACGGGTGTGAACCCGCCGTCGCCGGGAAATCCGGAGGGTCAAGTCTATGGCGTACCGCAACCGCGCATATTCCGAAACGGTCACGGCTTCCGTTTTGCTGGTCGCTGCCACGAGCAGATCCGGCCAGCGATAGAGAGCGCGGCGTTCCGCGTAATCCCTACGAACATCATGGTCCACCATGTGGGCTATGAAGTCGAGCAGGACGTCATGATCGAGAAGATGCTGCGCAACACGAAGCTCCTCGCGCTTCAGCTGGCCAACGACGAGTACAACCTCGCGTTCACGGCCAAGCTGTTACATCGGGATCTTCAGAATTATCTATCATTAACTAACGCAACCCCCATTTAGGAGAACGCTATGTCTTTAGCAAATCGCGTACTCGCGGGTGGTAACTGGGTCCGGGCTTTCTCGATCACCGACGGCGCAACGCCTACGTTGGCCGGTACGGCAGCCCTGAACATCTCGGCGAATATCCTGTCGACGACGGTAACCCGTCAGGACACCGGACAGTACGACGTCAGCGTCGAACACGTCGAGGATACGTCGACCCTCCAGACCTACCTCGAGAACTACATCAGTGTGACCACGTCGACCGCTATCGAGGAGCTGCTGTTCGAAGACGGCACGCGGGAAGCCGCTGCCACGTCGTCGAACCAGACGCAAGTACTCATCGTGCGCGGTGGTGCTGTCGGCGGCAACGCATCCGTAAACGGTCGCAAGCTGGGCGTATTCAACGTCCGCCTGTCGAACACCTCGGGCGGCTGGTCGCAAGCCGGCGAGACGTACAACCGAGTAAGCCTTGAGTACGAGGGATACAAGTCTTCCGGCGCCTACACAGTTCCGGCTACGTACTTCAACTCGCTGGCTGTCACGCCTACGCAGGTAGTCGTTGGAACGTCCACACCGTACGGCGTGGTCGTCTACTACTAACCACTCCGACCGCATCCGGTCACGGGGTCATGTGCTGCCACCCCCTCAGCCATGGCCCCACCGGTGCGGTCAGTATTTAGAAACCATAGGAACGCGCCACATGCAACCTACCCTCGCTATCATCGTGCCGACGCTCGACCGGCCCCATAGGGTCGAGCCGCTGGCCATCAGCCACATCGCCTCGGAGGTCCACATCGGCGCCGGGGCTACGCTGTATTTTGTCGTCGACCCCTTCGACGAGGCGCAGCTGCTGGAGATCGACCGCGTCGTGGATAAATACCCGTCGCACTGTGCTAAGATACTCACCAAGCACGCCGGCCCGTCATCGTTTGCGCACAAGTGCAACCTTGCAGTACGGGAAACTACTGAAGACTGGCTCCTATTCGTCGGCGACGACGTGTCGTTCTCGCGCAACTGGTTTGCGAAGGCGACGAAGGTTTCTGAGGAGCACGACGCCCGGTTCATCAGCACGAATGATATGGCCAACCCCTACGTCATGAGCGGCGTCCACGCCGTCCATCCGCTGATCCGCAGAGACTACATCGACGAGGGCCTAACGTTCGACAAGACCCCAGGCGTGGTAGCTTGTGAGGAGTACGGCCACTGGTTCGTAGATAACGAGTGGACGCGCGTCGCCAAGGCCGACGGGGAGTTCGCCTTCGCCAAGTTCGCGGTCATCAGACACCACCACCCGATATTTGACTCTAGCACCAAGTACGACGACACGTACCGCAGGGGGCAAGCCAAGCAAATCGACGATTTGAAAACATGGGAGCGCCGACTGCAGGCGTTCCAATCAATTCACACCATACCGGATGCGCAATGAAACTAACCTTTACATCGGGGACAAGGGAAGTTCCCACCAAGACGATGATCACGCGGAAGCTGCTAACAGCCGTTTCTCCGCACGTAGACGCATTACGTGAGGCTGGGCGAAACAAAGCCCTTCAGGAGGCTCTTATGGAGCAACCAGCGGCAGTATCGTACTTGACCGGCGACTGGATCGCACAGAAGCGTCGCGAGTACGTGGAGGCCTACCCCAATGCAGATGCCAAGTTCGTCAACGAACAGGTCCAGAAGGCCCTCGCCGGAGCGCTGACTGAAGAGTTCCCCGCGGTGTTCCGTGCAATGACCAACCCATCGACCGAGATCGAGTTCGACAACGAGGCAGCCGTCAACGCCGCCTGCGCCTTGTGCCGGGTGATCCTCGAGACGTCGACGATGACGACTGATGAACTGACGGAGCTGGATGCCGTGGGCTTCTGGGACGAGCAGGACCTCGAGGAGGTGGTCGCAGCTGTGAACGACTTTCGAACGAAGGCTAAACTCTGAGATGAGTCTTCTCCGCGACATACAGGAGGACTATAAGATCCTGTCGGCCCAGCCCCTCGACGACGAAGGGCAGCCCCTGCCCGAGCGGGAGACAGGCTTCGGGCTGATCCCACCGGCAGAGCATGACCGCCTCACAGCCATGACGATCGCCGAGGTGTGGAGGACCACTCCCGAGGAACAGCTGGAGACTATCCCGGCCTCCGAGTTCCTGCGCCGGCTGGCGCTGGTGCGGGCTAAATCATGGTCGCAGCCCACACGTGAGCAGATGCGGATGAATCGACTGGAGCGGCAGGAACGGAAGCGGATGCGGCGGTAGAAATCAGGTCAGGGGGAGGGGAGGGGGAGGGATAATTACTATAGAGCATAGAGATAGATCATAGTATATATAGGAAGTGCAAAAATCTAGTCACCTCTCCCCCACCCACCCCCAGCCTATGCAGATACTAAACAGGAGTAAAAATGGCAACGTTTACCAATGACCTAACCCTCGACGTCAAGCCGTTTCTCGAAGCCCTCAAGCGGGCCACCGCAGCCGCTGGCGGCGACGTTAAGAAGCTCGAGGCCGAGCTGCAGGGAATCGAGGCGGACATTAAGATTCAAGCCGATAGCAGTGCTGCTCAGTCGGCTATCGCTGCCGTGGCGGCAGAGGCGCGCGGAATAGCCGACGCACAGGTGACTGTGGACGTCGATACCGACGGCGCGGTCAACAACTTGAGATCGTTGGAAGGCAAAGCCAAGCAAGCCGCAGGCGGAGTAGAGGCGGCGTTTGCCGGCGTCGGCGAAAACCTAGCCGCGTCGATTGCTGGCGGCCTAGCTGGTGGCGGCATTGCAGCTCTCGCACAGTCGGGGATCGCTGCAATAACGGGGGCGTTTGGATCGGCAGTAGACTCGGGCCGCGAGTTTATCGCATCGCAAAAAGACCTCGCCGCGGCCACAGGTGCGACGGGCGAAGAGCTGGCGGGGTTGCAACAAGCCGCCAAGGACGCTTTCATCGGCGGCGTGGGAGAGTCGATAGGCGAAGCTACGAAGATCATTCAGCAATCTCGCAACCTGCTAGGCGACGTCTTCAACCCTGAACAGCTCGCGCAATTTTCAACGCAAGCCGCGGCTCTGGGTAACCTTTACGACAAAGACGTGAACGAGGTCATCCTCAAATCGTCGTCGTTCGTTAAACAGTTTGGCTTGGACTCCCAACGTGCAAGCGAGCTTGTGGCGTTGGGTCTACGAGATGCCGGCACAGCTCAGGACGATTTCCTTGATTCGATCGCCGAGTATAGCCAACTTGCAAAAGATGCCGGCTTCTCCGCTGAGGAGTTCGTTGGCTTGTTGACACGCGGCGGCGAGGAAGGCGTGTTTAACACGGACAAGATCGCCGACTCGCTCAAGGAAGCACAGATCCGACTGCAGGCCGGAGACATCACGAAGGCTATCACCGATCTAGGCGGCAAGGTCCCCGCCGCCCTTGGAAAGTCGATTTCCGAAATCGTAAAACTAGGCGAGCAGGGTCAGCTCTCGGTGAAGGAAGTTCTTGAGCAATCGGCGCAAGTTATAGAGACATCGTTCGCCGCCGGTGAGATAGGCCCCCAGCTACGCTCGCAACTACAGATTGCAATTGCGGGAACCCCCGCCGAGGATTTAGGCGCTGAGTTATACGGCAAGTTTTTTGGCGCCCCGATCGATACTGACCAGATCATCGCCAACGCACAGAGCGCAGGTCAAGCGGCTTCGCAGGCTGCGGGGCAATACCTAACATTCGACACCTTTATCAAGGAATTTCAACTCGCATTTGCGGAAGTCTCGGCGGTTATTCTCCAAATCGTCTCCGACGTCTTCCCGCGAATCAAGGCGGCATTTGAAACAGTCGTGACCGCATTACGGCCGACCTTCGAACTGATCGCGACGATATTCGGCGGCGCTATTATGGTGGCGATCGACTTCATCATCGGAGCCGTAGCCGGATTAGGTCAAGGCCTCCTGATTTTGCAACCCATCATCCCGTTTTTGATTGCTGGCTTCGCCGCTTGGGCGGTGGCTACAAACGCTGCGGCGATAGCATCCGGAATAGCTACAATCGCCACTGCGGCATTCAATGCCGTTTTGGCTGCTAACCCGATCGGACTCGCCGTCGTTGCCGTGGCCGCGTTGACCGCTGGTCTTGGTTTGCTGATTGACGCTTTGGAGGATACCGCCGCCGAGCAGATGGAGGTAGCCGAGGCGCAAAAGGAAAGCCTCGAAACGCAAATAGAGAGCAACGAAGCGAACCAGAAAGCCGTTGAGGGAACGCAACAGTTAGCCAAGCGATTCGAAGAGCTGGCAAAGAAAACCAACCGAAGCAAGGAAGAAACCGACGAACTACGCAAGATTCAGAACCAACTTGAGAAACAATACCCTGACCTGATCGACCAAACAAAATCATTTGAGCAGAACCTCGAGGGCGTGAGTCAGGTTGGTAAGCGAGCCGCCACCGAACTCGATGGCCTCAAGGAAAGCGCTGTCGGTTTGGAGAAGTCTCTTGACGAAACAAACAAACGGATTATAGCGCTGCGCCGTGACATCGCTCTCGAGGATTTACAAGAATCGTTCGGAGATTTCAACCTGTTCGGTCTTGGCGACGAAACTACATTTCGCGGCGAACTTCGTGACAGGGTGAACGCTTTTGAGAAAGCGCTAAAGTCGGCATCTGGTGAAGAGCAGATCCGGGCAGCGTCGCAAGCTCTAAACAGTTTTCTAAACAAGCAAGGCGAACGTCTTGACGATGCAAAACAACTAAACGAAATTTACGGGCTGATTGCCAAGTCGGAACAGGCGGCAATCGCTGCGATACAAGCCCAGACGAAAGCGGCGAAAGAACGCAACGATGTTCCACCGCCAAAGCCACCGCCAAAGCCGCCACCACCGCCAGACGATAAAAAAACCAAGACGCAACTTGAGCTGGCTCTTGCCAGATACAAAGAAATCGAGGCGTCACAGAAGTCGCTGCTTGATCAAGACTTAAAACGTCTCCAGTTACGAAAGGACTTGAGCGCTGAAGAAAAGAGCGCTGCGGAGCAACTCGCCAAGATAACAGTCTCGCGCAAACTTCAGCAGGAAGCACGCGAGGTTTTCAAGACAACAACGGACCAGTTCGGTCTCTTTGTTTCTACGAGCCTTCGCTTGGTAGGGACGGAAACCGAAGCGGAAATCCGCGACATCTTTACAAAGTTAGCAGTCAACGCGCCGCAGATCCCGCTTGTCGTTGATCCAACAAGCTCCGACAGAGCCTTCGCAATATTGCAAGAGCTGCGACCAGCCATACCCATAACGTTAGAACCACCCAAGCCCGGAAGATTTGAGAAAAACTTTGAGAGTCTGGCGCAGCGTCTTGCCGAAGGTGTCGCAGGTGTTTTCAAAACAACGACGGATACCCAAGCCGCAGAACTTGACAAGCAAGAAGACAACCTCAAGGCGCAGCTGAAGCGCAACGAGATCAGCTACCAAGAATACTCCGCCAAGCTGATCGAAATAGACGAAAAGAGAACCCAAAAAACAGCAGGGTTCGGTGCGCTGCTATCGGCGGCGCTTGGCGCGGTCGGTGCGAGTGCTGCGGAGCTGGCGGCGGCGTCGTTTGACAAGGTCGGCAAGTCGGCAGACGCTGCCTACAAAATAGCCACCGAAGGCGCAAGCCTTTCTCAAGACGAGTTCAACAAGCTCAAACAACAAACCCTCACCGTCGGCGACACCTTCGCCGAGCTGGGCCTGGCCGCTGGTGCAACCTTCGCCGGCATGGTTGCCGACGGTGCGAGCGCTACGGATGCGCTGGCCCAAACGCTAAAGCAAACACTCAAGGCGGCCGTGTCGGCGTTCATCCCGACGATCTTCGCCAACTTCCTTGCCTTCATCCCGCCACCGTTCAACGTGATAGCGGCTACGGCAGCCGTGGGGATCCTCAACGGACTAATCGACCGGTACCTCGCCTTCGAACAGGGCGGCCTTGTGCCGGGCGGTGAGCAGCTGATCAGGGTCAACGAGGCGGGCAACGAGTTCGTAATGAACGCCAAGTCGACGAAGAAATACCTCCCAGTGCTGGAGGCGATGAACTCCGGCCGTGACATCTCGATGGTCGGCTCCGACATGCTGGCAACCTTGGACACGCGCCTTGAGCGTGTCGAGAACGCCATCCGCGGGCTGGGGTCGGAGATCAACAGGCGGACACGCATCGAGGGCGAGCTGGTCTTCGCAGGCGGCGCCAATACCCTCGTCGGCACGTTCGACACCATCAGTACGTACAACAAACGCCGGAGGCTGAAGTAATGGCAAACGCAAACTGGACGGCGATCATCTACGGCGCTGACGAGGACACGGGGACGATCCCGTACGACTCCGTCTCGACGTCAACGCTGGGGACGTACACCGGCGCGACGAATAAGACCGCCTACATCGTCGCACCGCAGCGGCAGTGGTCATTCGAGTTCTTAGAAGTCGAGACCGTCGGCGGGTGGAAATCATCACGCCAGCGCAGGCGGCCTATCTGGCAGATCGAGTTATACCCGGCGACGTGGACGGCTGGTGGCGATCAGGATCTCGGAGACTTGGACGACATCACCGCGGTACTCGAGAAGCCGTATCTTTGGGTTCGCATCGTCACGCCTGATCGGTCGTATCCGTCGAGCGCAGGTACGGCCCACCCGGTCATCGTTACCGAGTGGAGCGAGCAGATCAACAGAGCCAGCGGTACGCGGACGATAACGATAGGGCTGCAACATCGGGGGATCAGCTGATGCCGAAATACCGCCAGACGTGGACGGATAAGGTGACCGGACTCTCGTACCGGCTGGAGCTGCTTACGTACGACACCAACTACGACGCCGCGGCTACCGACCTCACAGGCCGCGAGATCATTGGCATCGGCACGATGACGCGTGAGTTCGACGAGCTGCCCGTGGGCCTGATGAAACCGCCGACGCTGACGGTGACGATGGACTTCGGGTCGTGTTCGTCGCCGCTGCAGACGTACCTGCGCAACGCCGAGAGCGGCGATTTGAAAAACCTATGGACGCTGTCGGTAAGCTATGACGGCGGGACGTCGTACGAGATCGAATTTGCCGGCGTGCAGAGCCGAACGGAGTCGTCGCAGTACACGCTCACCACTGCCGGCCAGATGATCGTCGAGTACGAACTCGAGGATCTGTTCTGGTCGATGCTGTCACTCGACGGCGGAGCGGATCTGGCCGGGCTGCTCGATGGCAACACGACGCTGCCATTCGAGACGGAGGTCTACGACATCGACGTTTTCAGCCCGAAAAATGCTGCCGACTCCCTTTTCGCGCTCAAGCCCCCAGACCTCAAGGTACGCCCTCACCCGCTGGGCGATCTCATCGACAAGTACAACGGCTGGCTGCGTCAGGTGTTGCCCTACAACTACCTCCACTATACTAACGGAGGCGACATCGGCGCGATCACCGTCGCCGGGCCGATCACGGCGTTCGGTGATGAGATCATCTCCGACGCTTGCACGTTCTTCCGTCAGGGGTCCGCAGGCTCAACGGGGACGCTCCCGCGCGTGACGGGAACGCAGATCGCCGCCGCCGACCTACTCGTACCGGCGGAGGTCCACAACGACGACGGCATGATCGGCGGCTACGTCAGCGCCAACGACGAGCTGTCAGTTGCGCAATATCAGAGCGGGGCGGACTGGCTAAAGGATCTCTGCGAGACCTTCGCCGTCAAGATGCGCTGGCGTTATGAGATCGCAACCACCGGCGGCGGGCTGGACTATGTGAAGATCATCACCGCCGTCGGTCCGGTGTTCGAGTCCCTCGAAACGGCAGCCGGCACGATCACGATCGGGACGGATGTCATCGCCGGCGACGTGACCGTTGAGGAGGGCGCGGGGGTCATCGCCAAGGCCGAGGCGGAATGGTCGGGCGGTGAAAAGGACATGGGTAACATGGTTACTACCAACCCCGGCACGCGAGCGCAGCGGACGTTCACAGTTAGGACGACGGTCCACAACAACCCCACCGTCAAGGCGTACCAGTTTTTGAAAGGCTTGTACACCGGCCCTTACGCGCAGTTCCAAGATTACATGACATTTGGGCTGACGCAGACAAACTTATTAAGCTACGTTACTGACGTCGGCGCGTACGCCAAGGTCCACGAGACGGTCTACATCTACGACGGCATCTTGCAGACGGGCTATAGCAGCACGTTTTCGTCGGCGCCACCTGTGGAGGCTGGCAAGCTGTCGCTCGGCCTGTTTACGCTGTGGTGTCTGGATGTCCAAAGCGACGGCGGCCTGCCGCTATCGCTGACGAAGTTCTACGCCGACCGCTTCGGCGATCGCAACCAAGCGCTCGTAACTCTAACGATGCCGCTGGCATCCATCGAGGGGACGGCCTATGATGTCGGCGGGGCGGTGTCGGTGTCGGGCCTTACCGGCTTGACGCATCTGAACACGTCGAACGGGCAGATCGTAAAACACGAGCGCGACTACGAAGCCGGAACCATGACCCTCGGAGTACTACTATGCCCATAAGCGAACTAATCCGAGACCGCAAGATCACACCCGACCAGCTGGCGTTTCCGAACCAGTTAAACGGCGGAGGAGCTGGCCGGGCGATCACTTACCAAGAACAGGTCAGCCAGTACAACACCGACATCGTGACGAACATCACGATCAACGAGGCGACCGACCTCGTCCGCGGCGAGGTCAAGCACCGCAACGCCGCTGAGAAACGCGCCAAGGCGTCTGTCGGGTCGTGGCATGGGGCTTGGCGTTACGAGATCATCGCTAGCATGACAATTAACTACGACGTCTGGACGCCGATCCCGTACAACACCGGCAACATCTACACATCGGGAGAGAAGACCTTTAGCCCTGCAGGTGCTGGTCATTACGCGTTCCAAGTCACAAGCGACAACGAGGGCGTCTGGCATCTGTCGGCGATGTTGGCGATCAGCCTGTCGCCGCTAACAGGTGCAACGGCTGCGCGGCTGGGCATCTTCAAAAACGGCGGCGTCTACTCCGTACTAGACATGGCCGACGATGACATGACCGACGGCATCGACTTCGTACTCAAGGGATCCGACAACGTCGCGCTCCGTGCTGGCGATGTTGTACATTTCGCAGTGCTAGTCACCGTGGGAACGCCGGGGAGTGAAGCGGTCAACGCGCCGACGGCGCTGTATGGCTACGCCAATGGCTCGCGCCAGAGCTGCGACCCTCGAGCGGTCGCGCCTAACTACGACGGCCAAGGATTTACTTTTGTCTAATCATTCCGAAAGACCCTATCCATGTCCTGCCTACCCATGACCCCGACCTCCCACGTCGTCTACGACTCCGGATATGTAGCCGCTACCACGTCGATCGACACCACGGCGCTCACTGCTGGCGAAGCGCCATACGCCGAAGTATTCAGCCTGCCGATTGTGAACACGACGACGAGCCAGATGATCGAGCTGTTGCAGCTGCACATCCGCGAGACCGCCGCCTCCGGCACGGCTAAGAAGGCCGACCTGCAGGTATTGTTCTACGCCACGTCAGCGCCGACGACACCGACGGCGGGCAGCGCCTACAACGCCAGCGTGACGAACCTCGTCGGCTCTGCGAAGGTCGTCGCCGCGGATTACTACCGTATCGCTGAAGGTGCGACGCCGATCTGGGAAGCGCGAGCGCAGCCGGCGGTATGGTACCAGACGGGAGCGACGACGTCGAACGTTACCTCTCTCTTCGCCGTCATCGTGGCCGCCGGTTCGGTGACCTACGCCGCTGGTGATACACACGCCGTGCGGATCATCACACGCCAACACGAACAGGTCACCGGATGATATCCATAGCCAACGCACAACGCCAGCGGCTGCTGATGGTCCTCGATCAGGTCATCAACACAACCGGCATGACGCCGGAGGAACTGGTCGCAATTCGCGCCCTCGCCGTGCTGCTCCGAGGCGGTGAGACGATCGAAAGCAAGCCGCAAACGGCTCCAGAGAAAAAAAATCTTCAGCGGTCGCGTAAGTCGTAAGCCGTTACAATGTAACTATTTAGCGGGGCGCGGGGTCGTTTACTCAGCGCCCTGAGTAAATTTTTTTTGCTCGGGGTATTGACACGTATATACGTATATACGTATGTTGCACCTGTGATCAAGGTGATCACAGACACTCATCACATTTCGGAGCAACACGATGACAGACACAACCACCACCCCAGCCGCCCTCAACCTACGCCAGCGCCGCGCCGGTTTTAGCGTTGACGCCAACGGCCACCTGATCTGGAACGGCTGGTACGCCGGAGCGGCTCGCCGTTTTGACCTGACGAACGCCAACAGTAATTTTCAGCAGAAGCTCATCGTAACATTTGCCAACCTCTCCGATGCCCAACCCCACACCGTCTAACATCGACCCCTTGTACGTCAAGCTGCCGGCGGAGCTACACAAGCGCCTCCGCTCCAAAGCCCGCCGGCGCAAGACAACCAAGTCGACGATCGTCATAAACGCACTAATTCATTACCTTTTACTCATCGACCGATCCGAGGAGAACTAACATGGTCGCCAGAATCACACGAGACGGACTCACCCTGCCAGTCGCCGATAGCGAGCGCCTGATCGAGATCCCCGACATTACTCTCCGCGATGGAGACGCCAGCTACGACGTCACGATCTGGGCCTACGTTACAAAGCGCGGAACGATCCACATTTGCAACGAGGGTATCACGACGCTCGACGATCCCGAGTTTGGCGTCATTGCCATCGAGGACATGGACGCCGAGGATCCTCAGCGCTCCAACATCGTCCACCGCTTCGCCACGCGCGAGCTGATGAGTTACGTCCGCGGCTTTGTACTCGATGTAATCGACGATATGGAGTACGATGCACGCGATAGCCGCGACGAAAACGGCGCGTACGCTGTAGATATGGACGAGGCGGATTATTCGATCGTAAGATATCTGGAGGGCGTGTGAACATCTATCTACGCACCCGCCCCGCCGAGCCATGCGGCTATGAGCTGGCCCTCGGCTTCACGTTGGATCAAGAGCCGAACAAGTTCACCAAGGCCGTCATCGCCGCAGCCATCGCCGTCGGCGTATGGGTCGTGTTCAACGTATTCCTGATGGAGAACACACCGCTATGAACCGCAAGGTTAACCTCCACGACGCCCACTATGTTGTCGCCGGGCTGATACACTACGCCGGGCGTGCGCTGGAGATGGGATACCTTACCCGCGAGGAGTACGACGCCATTATCCGTTCGATCGTAAAATCTTACCCGTCACTAATTAACTAAAGGGGTACACAATGCACACAAACGATAGGTTTACTCTTTACGCCCGCATCGCCGGGCGGATGGTCGGCTGGTCACTGCTGGGGCTTCTTGCCCTCGGCATCCTGACAGCTGCGTCCCTGCTTGTCGCCGGCATTGTCTGGAGCTGGCGATGAACAACATCATCGCCACCGAGTGGCGCAGCGTCGACCTGCTGCCGCCACCCAGCGTTTACCGCTGGGATCAAGACGACACGCGATATTACGCCCGCGTGACCGGCAACGCCGAGCCAGGCCACACTGTCACCTGGTATCCGTCGGTTACGACGGTGATCCGCGACACGTCGCCGATGCCGGCGCATTTGCTCAAATGGTACGCCGACAAGGGCCTTGCCGAGGCCACAGCAGTACGCGACGAGGCCGCCGAATACGGCACGCTCTTCCACGAATACGCCGGTCACCTGATCACCGGCGGCAGCATCGAGGGTGATCATTTCGCCACGCTGCCGATCCGCCTTCAGAAGGACCTCGCCGCGCTCATCACGTGGGCGCAGGAATACAACGTCCGCCCGCTAGCCTCGGAGATGCTGCTCGTCTCCGAGTCGCTCCGCATGGCCGGAACAGTAGACCTTGTCTGCGAGATGGATCACGTTGAGAAGTCCGGCGATAGGACGCGCAAGATCGCCGTCGTCGATTACAAGACCTCGTCGGGGTTGTACTCGTCGCACGAGCTGCAGGTCAACATCTACCGTACGATGTGGAACGAGATCTACGACGCCTCGACAATTGGCGAGCATCGCAAGCATGCCAGCGCGGCCATCCTCTGGCGACCGAAGGACTGGCGCAAGTCGCCAACGTGGGAGATGAAGGACGTCGCCGGTCAGGATGCATTCCCAGAGATCAACGCGATGGCGAAGCTCTGGCACACGCGCAACCCCGACTGGTCGCCGAAGACGCGCCAGACGATACAGTTCGGAGATTCTGACGGACCGTCAGGGGCTGCGGTCGGACTTAACTCCACGCCGACGCTTGCGTCGGTCGAGCCGGTGGAAGTCATAATCAACAAACACATCGAGGTAACACGATGACACTCCGCCCCGACTGGTTCCTCACCATGACACCCGAGCGCATCCGCGCTCTGGAGACGCCCTACGAAGAGCTAAGCCACGAGGAGCGCCGCCTTCGCCGTAAGCTGCGCAACAACGCCTACAGCGCCCGCCGACAGGATATGCGAGCTATCGACGCCGCCAAGGCCGCAGCGATTGCCAAGTACGAAGAGCGCGAAGCCATCCGCGAGATGACGGGATCGTACCGCGCCGCCTGCGCCGACGTCGCCGGCGTTGCCGAGCGATACTCCAGAGCCAAAGACACGACCGGATACGTCAACGTTTACGGTGACTACATCGACTCATATTTCACAATTATTCACAAATAGGTTGTCCAATGGCATAAGCCCCCCTCGCCCGTCAGGCTGATGTGTGAAACCTCGGGGCGGTGTGATGACCGCCCCAAGGTGGGAGATGCCGAAGGAGATAACCGCGAATAACCTCCAATAACCTCGAACAAGACTAACGATGACAGAACCCTACGAACTGCACAACGGCGACTGCCTCGAAGTCCTGCGCACGATGCCGGACAATAGCATCGACGCGGTGGTGACCGACCCGCCCTACGGGCTGGCCTTCATGGGCAAGCGCTGGGATTACGACGTACCCAGCGAAGAGATCTGGCTCGAGTGTTTGCGCGTCCTGAAGCCCGGCGGTCATCTCTTGGCCTTTGCCGGCACACGGACGCAACACCGCATGGCGGTGCGCATCGAGGACGCGGGGTTTGAGATTCGCGATATGATCGCCTGGGTGTACGGCAGCGGGTTCCCGAAGTCGCTGGATGTGAGCAAGGCGATAGACAAGGCGGCTGGGGCCGATGGTGAATGGTATGAGCATCCGCAATACGCCAGCCGCAACGGGAACGGCACTAACAGCATTTACGGGCAAACTGACGGCAGGAATGGCAAGCGTCATTTATACGCCCCCGCCACCCCTGCCGCCCAGCAGTGGCACGGCTGGGGGACAGCCCTCAAGCCCGCGCTGGAGCCGATCACCGTGGCCCGCAAGCCGCTGATCGGCACGGTAGCGGAGAACGTGCTTGCGCATGGTACGGGCGGGATCAACGTGGGTGGGTGCAGGGTGGGGACTGATACAGTCGGCTGGGAAGGCAAAGGGCGCAACAGCGACAGCGCAACGGCTGGAGCGTCACGCGGGGGCACTCAGGGAGGGTACAACTATACCGGTGGCGAAGCCAGGCCAGTGCAAGGCCGCTGGCCCGCCAACCTGATCCACGACGGGAGCGAGGAGGTGGTGGGGGCGTTTCCGGAAACTCGGGCGCGCGGCAATGTCTTGCCAACAAAGAGACGACAAAGCGGCGGAGCGTGGGCGGCAAATGGTTCCGCGTTTGGGATCGGACCAGATGGTCTTATTGACAGCGGCGACTCCGGCTCCGCCGCCCGTTTCTTCTACTGTGCCAAAGCGAGCAAGGCCGACCGTGGGGACGGCAACAACCACCCCACCGTCAAGCCCACCGACCTAATGCGCTATCTCTGCCGTCTGGTAACGCCGCCGGGTGGCGTGGTGCTGGATCCGTTCATGGGCAGCGGCAGCACGGGCAAAGCTGCAATGTTAGAGGGCTTCCGGTTTGTTGGCATCGAACGGGAGGCGGAGTATCTGCAGATAGCACGCGCGAGGATACAACACGCCGTAGATAACTTAGACAAACAACAGCGACTATTATGATTCACAGACCAGAAGCCACACCCGAGGCGATGCACATGATCGCCAGCGTCGCCGAGCTGCTCATCAGGGCCGCCGACATCCTGCTCGACCTGATCATCATCACCGCCGGCGTAGGGTTGGCGATGCTGGTGTACGACTTCATCCATAATAGGAACAACGCGGAATAATCCGCAACCGTGCCGGCGGTTCCGGTAATACCTAACACAAGGAGTAAGCTATGGGATTCCATAGTTCACCAGCGGCCCCAGCCACAACGTGGGCCAAGTTCGCCGAAGGTAAGATCGTCTTATCATCGAAGACACCACGCGAGGGATACGTCTCCCGCGTAAACAAGGCCGGCAACACGGTCTACGAGCAGGCCCACGACGCGTTCACCGGTTACCTGTCGGACATCACCATCTCGGAGTCGGAGTACGGCAAGCAGTTCGTCTTCCGATTCGAGTCGGAGCTGAGCTACTACAACATCACCGCCGAGTACTCCAGCCGATACGCCAAGACGATGCTCATCGCCATGGCAGCGCCGCAGTACAACCCAGCCGAAAAGGTGACGCTCGTACCGTATTCGTTCAAGAACGACAAGGACAAGTCCGTCGTCGGGGTCACGCTGCGCCAAGGTGGCGAGAAGATCCCCGCCGCCTACGACCGGACGACCTTGCCACCGCTCCGCGAGGTCAAGGTCAAGGGAAACACCATCTGGGACGATACCGAGGTGATGGACTTCCTCGTCGACAAGCTCAACAGCGTGATCCGTCCCAAGATGGCAGGGGGCAGCGCACGCGTGCCAAGCATCACCCCTGATGTTGCCGGCGGTGCTACCGCCGACGCCCTGATGGCAGTCTTCGACGCAAAGCGAGTACCCAATGACGACGAGGTCGCCGAGCTGCCGTTCTAACCCGTTCGTATCTTCATGGCCCCGGCGGTGTTCGTCGGGGCCTTACTTAACCAACAAGCACGCCACATGCACACGATCAGATATTCAATTTCGCGCGACATCATCGACAAGGCCTCCCAGTCGGAGATGGCCATCCTCAACCACGCTCTCGAGCCGGTGACGACCACAGTCGAACAGCTGATGGAGCATCTTCAGAGCGGGCGCCCCATCTGCAACGCCTTCCTATCCGCTGACGAGAACGGGCTGGCGTCCAGATCCGAGGAATCGTTCATCGAAACGTGGATCGTCGGCGCCGACATCGACAACGCCGTCATCGACAAGGGCGGCGTCAAGAGGCGCAAGACCGCAGCCGAGGGTTACTATTCACTCGAGGACGCCAAGCGCGACGAGACCGTCCGCAGTCAAGCGGCGTTCCTATACACCACGCCCAGCCATCAGGACAACTGGCACAGGTTCCGGATCATCTGGATACTGCCAGAGCCGATCCGAGATCAGAACGAATACCGGCGTCTGGTGTCTTCGTTTATCGAACAGTTCGACTCCGACCGCGCCACGTCATCGCCACGCCAGATCTTCTATGGCTCGTCGAAGGGAGAGTTCGTATGGTTCGGGAACGTCATGTCGTCGTATCAGCTGCGGATCCATCAAGAGCGCACCGAAGCCGTCGCCCGTGACCAGCGCGAGTTCGTCGTCAAGGCCACACGCGACCTGACAGAACGCGACGTCCGGGAGATGCTGGAGCGCATCCCCAAGAACCTCGACTATATCGACTGGGTCAAGATCATCTCGTCGGTCGTCGCCATCGTCGGTGAGTCGGCAGCAGAGCGGATCATCGAGGACTGGTCGCCCGGATACGACGGAGAGGTTCGCTATAAAATCGTGAACAAGCTCCAGAAGGTAGGCCCCGGGACGCTGATCTATTACGCCAAGCGCCACGGATGGACAGCCCCTCCGGGGATGTACTCCGAGAAAGCCAAGTCCAACAGCCCGGAAGTCGTCACGCGGTTCCTCGACTCGTTCTACGACTGGCGCAAGAACACCGTCACCGACGCAGTAGAGTTCAGCCTCAAGGCAACGAACGAATGGCAGGCGCTGCAGGATTACCATCTAAACAGCCTGCTCCTCGACATGCGCAACAGTGGCCTCAACATCAGCAAGGAGCGCCTCTACGAGACCCTAGACTCGTCCTTCTCCGAGCCGTACCATCCATTCCGCGAGTATTTCGACAACCTAGCCACGTGGGACGGTGAGGATCGCTGGAGCGACCTTGTCGAATGCCTGAAGCCCGACCTGTCGGCCTATGATTCCGAGACGCAGTTCTACGACTTGGCGCGGCTGGTGTTCTCGACGTGGTTTCGCGGGGCGGTCTACGCCGCTACGAAGCACAAAGCCAACCACATTATGCCGATCCTTCAGGGTGGGCAGGGCATCGGCAAGACGCGGTTCCTGATGAGCTTATGTCCGCCGGAGCTGAAGGCCTACGAATACGTCGGCCCGATCAAGGACGACAAGGACTTCCGGATTCTGATGTCGCGGGCGATCATCGGCATCGACGACGAGCTGGAGTCGATGAACCGGCGGGAGATGAACGCCATCAAGTCGCTGATCACCCAAGAGACCGCCAACGAGCGCGGGGCATACAAACGCACCCACCAGAATTACGAACGCAAGATCTCGTTCATTGGATCGGTCAACCGTCGGACGTTCCTAAACGATGAGACCGGCAGCCGGCGTTTCCCGGTGCTGGCGCTGACGACAATAGACATGGACGCCCGGATGGGGATCAGCACGGCGGCCCTGTGGGCGCAGGCCAAGGCCGAACTCGACGCCGGGATGCGTCACTACCTTAACGCCGACGACGTGGCGATCATCCAGAAGCTAAACGAAGAGTTCACCGTTGAAAATGACGCCGAGGCGCTGCTGCAGAAATTCTTTCGGCCAGCCCCCAAGACAGCCCCCGAGGGGTCGCTCGGTATCGAGGCGATGACCACCACGGCTCTCGCGATCGAGATCGCCAAGCGGATTTCGACCGGATCAGGGGGAGACGTCAAGATTTCTGTCAACTCCAACCTGACCTATCAACTTGGCCGGGCATTAGCTCGCCTAAACTATCAACGAAAGCGCGTAAACGGTCAGAACTTATGGGTCTTACGCGATCTAACAAAGGTAAACGATGCGAGTAAATACGAGTTTCCGGATGCTCCGCAGTTCTAAGTTGGGGGATAGGAGGGGGAGAGGTGACCCCCTTTTTGCACTTTCCTATATATATACATTCTCTCTCTCTCCTCTATAGTAATTATCCCTCCCCCTCCCCTCCCCCTGACCCTAACCGAAAGGAACCCGATGCCGACGAATTACCACGCGATGACGAAGCGCGAACTTGCCGAGCTGGCCGTATCCGGTGATGCACAGGCGGCGCTGCATCTGGAGTTGCGCAACCAAGACGACGCCAAAGCCGAGGCCAAAGCCAAGAGCGCACGCAAGGCGCTCTCCGAGTCTGCTGTCCAGAAGGCCATCGTCAAGGCTCTTGATGCTGCCGGCTGGATGGTGATCCGGATTAACTCCAGCGTCAACCAGACGGACGACGGTCGTTATCTGCGGGCGTACTACATCCAGCCGCTAGGGGCTGCCAAGGGCCACGCTGACCTCGTGGCCTACCGAAACGGTCGGGCTGTCTTTCTTGAGGTCAAGACCGCCACCGGGCGCCAGTCGGACAGCCAGAAGGCATTTGAGGGATGCTGCCGACGCTACGGAATGGAGTATTACATCGTAAGAACGCCGCAGGAGGCGTTGGACGCTCTAAGGGTAGGCAAGGCCACCCTCACGGTATAAAAACCTCACCACGGCCACGGAAAGGGGCAAATATGAGTATCGTAGACACAAACACAGAAGAGCAAACCACCGAAGAGCGCCACATATCGGCGGTGAACATCCTCGCGGCCATCTGCGCAGCTGCAGACGTGTCACCATCGGACGTCGTCGGCCATAGCAAGCGGACCGAGCTGGTGATCCCCCGCCATCTGTTCGTCTGGATGCTCAGGCACCATATGGGGTGGACTGTTCGCCATACGGCGCGGGCGGTGATGAAGTCGCCGTCGACGATCTGGCAGTCGGCGCTGGAGGCCGAGCATCTGCTCAGGTTCGACAAGCACATGATCCGCCTGTACTCCCGGACGCTTTCGATGCTGGGACAACCCCACGGATACCGAACCGCCCGCCAGCCACACTCCGAGTGGTGGAATAGGTTCGACTGACTTGCATATGGACCACCACGTGCCGTATATTGCACCCTGAGAACATCGTGTGCCTTGTGGCCTCCCCACCCCGACCCCGTCCGACTCCATGCCCGGGCGGGGTTGTTTGTTCGGTATGTGTTCGGTTTTCGAATAGCCGCTATTGCGTATGTTCGCAGCATGGCAATGGGACGCCCTACAAAGTACGACTGGGAAACGCTGAAGCCTTTACTTGATGAGGCTGAAGCTGCCGGTATGTATCGTGAGCAACTAGCCCACCATTTGGGCATAACCAAGCCAACCCTCGAGGATTGGATCGAGTTATACCCTGACTTTTCTTTTGCGGTGGATAAAGTCCGCATCGCCTGCGAGGCGCGTCTGGCTCAGATGCTCGACAACCTAGCCTCTGGAGCAGCGGAGAAGGGCAACGGCGGCGTCGCCGTGTTTATCGCCAAGAACGTCCTCGGCTGGAAAGACCGCCAAGAGGTCGTCAGCCACAACACCAACAACAACACCATGACCGTCGAGGTCGTCATCGGAGGCGGGGCCGCCCCACAGCTGGAGCCGCCAGACGATGGGCAGTCACTTCCGCCTGCGCCTTGAGTTGCACCCCGAACAGGAGCGCATCTACCGCAACCGGCGACGGTTCAACGTCGTGCGGTGCGGGCGTCGTTTTGGCAAGACGGTCCTCGCTCAGGCTATCCTCGCCGAGGCTGCCGCGCATGGCAAGCCGGTCGCCTACATGGCGCCGACGTACAAGATGCTGATGGACTTCTGGCGCGACACGAAGCGAACGCTTGCCCCCATCATCGAGACAACGAACGAGCAAGAAAAGCGCATAGAACTAAAGACCGGCGGGGTCATGGACTTTTGGTCCCTCGACAACGCCGACGCGCTTCGTGGCCGTAAGTACGCCGAGGTGGCTGTCGACGAGGCGGCAGCCGTGCCGGATCTCGAGGAGGCTTGGAACATGGTGATCCGTCCGACGCTGATGGACTATCGCGGTGGTGCGACGTTCTACTCGACACCCAAGGGGCGGAATTACTTCTGGGTTCTTGAGGAAAACGCCAAGCGCGACGAGACGTGGTCGTCGTGGCATATGCCCACGGATGCCAACCCTTACATACCCGCCGATGAGATCGAGGCCTTCCGGGTCTCGATGCCGTCGATTTCGTTCCGTCAGGAGATCCTCGCCGAATACGTAGACACTGCGGGCGCTCTGATGCGACGCGATTACCTGACGTATGCCGACCGGATTCCCGAGGGACTGAAAATCGGGATGGGCGTCGACCTTGCCATCAGCAAACGCGACGGGGCGGATTACACCGCTATCGTCGTGATGGGACTCGAAGAGGTCACCGGCCACCGCTACGTCCTCGACGTCATCCGGGAGCGATGCACGTTCCATGAGATGCTGCGCCTGATCACGAAGACCGCCGAGAAATGGACGCCGAAAAAGATACTGATCGAGAACGTCCAGTTTCAAGCCTCGGTAATTCAGGAGCTGACGCGGACGACCTCCCTACCGATTAAGGGCCACAAGCCAGACAAGGACAAGACAACGCGCTTCTATCCGCTTCTGGCACGATATGAGCAAGGGCTGGTGTTCCACCGGCGGGGGTTGAACCCCGACTATGACAACGAGCTGCTGGCGTTTCCTGAGGGCGACCACGACGACATGGTCGACGCTGCAGTCTACGCACACGAGGCGTGTACGGCGAAGGCCAGCGCCGGCGTGGTAATGTTTTAACCAAGGATATAACGATGACCTTAGTACAACGCCTGCGCCAGATCTTCGGCGCGACAAATGAGAAGGCACTCGTACGGTACGAGGGCGAGCTGCCGGCGGAGCGGTGGACGCACTACGACCTATCGGTCGCCGACCAGTACAAGCAATGGGAGGCGATCTGGCGGATGAACCCTATCGTTCAAGGCTGCATTGCGGCGTATGCCCTAACGATGCCGGAGGCCCCGTTGGCCGTCCGCGACGGTGAGAGCCTGACGCAAGAACACCCGCTGTTTGACGGCATCCTGAACGGGCCGCTGTCGCCGCAGTCCACACACAAGCTGTGGAACCTGACGTACACGGCCATCGGCCTCGGCGGCAACGCCTACTGGCACAAGCGCCGCGAGGGTAACGTCGTGCGCGGTGTGCGCATCCTAACCGACGAGGTGATCACGCCGATCCCTGACGGTTACGGTGATATTGCCTACTATCATTTCAAGTCGGGACTCAACGAGACCGATATTCCCGTCGACGATATCGTACAAATCTCCGGCTTCTGGGTGGACCCTGATATGCCATGGAAGGGCGCCTCCCCTGTTGCGCTGGCGTCGACGTCGGCGCAGAGTTACAACGAGGCGATGACGGCGGTCTACTCGATGCTGAAGAACGACGCAACACCGCGGACGCTGTTTCGCTATAAAGAGGAACTTAGCCCGGAACAGCAGGCGCTGCTTGCCGAGACGTTCAAGATTAAACACGGCGGCAAGAACCGCGGTTCGGCTGCGCACATGTGGGGCCTCGAGGGTGTCGACCGTCTGGGTCTGGATATGAACCAGCTGGCCGTCGAGCAGCTGACGACGTCGTTCGAGGCGAACATCTGCAGCGTTTATCGCGTGCATCCTATCGTCGCCATGACGGCGGCCGGTCTTAGCGCGTCAACGTATGCGAACTTCGAACAGGCGAGCCGTGACTTCACAAGCTACTCGCGCGTACCCCTCTGGGACATGATCGCCTCGCAGGTGGCGCGTGGGTTCGCCACCGAATACCCCGACCTCCAGCTGGAGTTCGACCTTACGTATGTGCAGAGTCTCCAGCCGGACCCAGACGAGACGCGTCAGCAGATCCTGACGGCCTACACTGCCGGCGTGGCTACCCAGAACGAGGCGCGGGTGGCCTTGGGTCTTGAGCCGCTTGCGGGTGGCGACGTGACGAGCCAGCCAGCCTCTGCGCCGGTGACGCTATCGCTACGTCAAAGTGAGCGCAAGGACGCACCAGTGGTGCAACTCTCCGACCTCGACGACGACGTATGGATCAAGGCCATCGACGACCTGACTGAGGACTACTCCGAACGGCTGGCGCGTGAATATGGCCGCGTCGTTCGTCGCCTCGAGGATGAAGTCCTCGGCGTGCTGAAATCTAAACGCCACACCAAGACCGTCGGCGATGAGATCAACTGGGGCGAGTGGGAGGCTACATTCCTCGCGGCTACCGAGACAACGCGAGAGACGATGGTCGCCGACCTGATCGCGCTGTCTCTCGATGATGTCAGCGCCACGCTGACGGATCTCGGCGACGACTACCAAGACACGCGGCAGGCGGGCGTCGACGAGTCGAGCGCCAAGATCCGCGAGTCTATCGGCACTATCCGCGACGACGTGCGACAGACGCTCCGCGAGACTGCAGGACAGTCAGACGACGTAATTCGTGAGACGCTGCGCCGCAAGTTCGACGAATTAGCAAGCGCACGGGCTGCGATGGTGGCGCGGACGACGGCCACCGCCACGGCTGGCAAGACTCAGTCTTCGACGTTCCAGAAGCTCAACGAACGCGAGCCTGATCCTGCTCGTAAGATCCGTCGCCGCTGGGTGGCTCTGCCCGGAGCGCGTGACACGCACTCCCGAGCTGCCGGTACGTACGAGGATGACAACGGATACTTCACAGTCGGCGCAGAGCAGACGCCGTATCCCGCTGGTCCGGGACTGTCGGCTGCTAACGCTGTTAACTGCCGGTGTTACACACGCGCGATCCGTGAGGGCCGTCGGTGATCTGTTCGGCAACTGTTCGGTTTCCGTGTGGCTATCTGCTATAGCTTGCGCCAACATCCAAAGGAAAAACCAATGACCAAAGATCAACGCGGGTGTCCGCTGATAATCAAGGGGGTCAACGGTGACGAGGGCAT